CTCGAAGGGTACCTAGATCGGGCTATTGAGACTGCTTCTCCAGCCTTGATTAAGAACACGCTAAAGGGCATTCGGTTTATGTCTGAGGGTCGGGCTACCAACCTAAAGGGCGACGAGCTCCTAGGCGATATTACAGGGGTAGAAGCGGGCTATCAGATGCTAGGCTTTGCACCTGAACGGCTAGCCCAACGCCAAAAAGCTAACATCGAAAAGAAGACTGTAGAACAGGATATTCTCAAGCGCCAGGCTCGGTTAAAAGACGCATTCTTCATGTCTATAGATAATGACGACGAAGATCTTAAAGAGCGCACATTAGAAAAAATAGCTAAGTTCAATCAATCTTATCCTGAACTTGCTCTTAGACCTAAAGACTTATTAAAGTCTGTTCGTACTCGTTACGAGCGTCGTACTCTTGCAGAATCTATGGGTGGTATGACCTACGATAAACGCTTGATTGGCAGGCTATCTGAGTTTGGTGGCTACGGCGACTAGTAAAAAAACCCCTCCGAAGAGGGGCTAAAGTTGTTACCAACAAGGAAATAAATGAAGTAGCCATGGGCTACACCCAGATAATACTACCTAATCCGCCATACTCGCAACCCACGTATTCCCTTTTCTACAACAATTTGAGTCTTAATCCTGTACCCAAGACGCTTTGTGGTGCGTTTAACTTGGGCTAGAGCCCCTTCCGTATCCAAACAAGGTATAAAAAAGGATGACCCAACCACGAAGTTCTTCCAGTTAACTCTGAAGCTTAGACCGTGGATCAGCATCTTGTGGCGTATCCTGTGCTATTTCAATAAGTTGCTCATCTTCAAACGCCTTAGCCGATAGGTCAAAGGCAAAGCAATCAATAGCTCCTGATTTAATCTTGGTGCCTTTGGATATGCGCTTCTTCTTAAGCCCAAGGTAAGCTTTATCTACTTCCAAGGAAGTCAGCACATCTTTTAAGGTAATCTGGTTCTCGGTGCAGTACTTCCTAAATTGCTTGGCGTTAATATACATTTCTTTAGTATCAGGCTCGATGCGGATATACAGCTTGTCCCATCTAGGCTCAACAATAGGTAGCTGTTCCATGCCAGTGCGTCCGTCGGCTTCGTCATTAATTACCAATACAGTGCCACGATGTTCGTTAATAAACTCACTGATAGCGTCAGTCACACCTTTGGTTGGGGCTTTAATTTCATGCCGCATGACTTTGAGTTCTGCAACAATCCATGTATATACCCTATGTATATCAAAATCAATTAGCCCTAAATCCTTAGCAATTAAAGCACCGGCAATATTACAAGCAGCCACAGCCGACCAGAACCGCTCACGGTTACTCATATCAACGGCTTTATCAATACGCTGCTGGACTTGCATAACAAGATCCATGGCTTCTTCTAAATCAGTAACTAAATACTGAGCATACTTAACCCCTGCGTGCCCATGGTGCTCGTACAAAGCATTGAATATCTCGTCGGCTTCTTGCTTAGACAGTGTGCCTGTAAGCTCAATTTTGTACTCTAAGAGGCGCATAAACTCGCCATCGGGGGTAGCTTTAAGGGATGATAGCTTGTCATAGAAGGAGGCATTGGAGCTGGTTAATAAGATGGTGCCCCACTTAGTAGCGTTTGCACGCTCAGCATTCTCGTGCTGTTTCATACGGTTCTTACCCCTACCTTGCGATGCAGCATAAAGTAGATCTGAGAAGTGATCGCCGCTCATTTTGGTAACTTCGTCAATGGTCACGGGTAGATTATTCATAACCCCAAGGCGGTGAATCATGGAGTTCATTGTGTCCTTCCACTGCAACATAAGCTCTTCAGGATGACCCCATACGCTATTACACATCTTCAAAATAGTCGACTTACCAGTACCTGATGTATTGTTTACTAGATTAATAATTGCACCCTTGAGTTTGAGATGCTTAAGTAGTGGGGCGCCGAAGGCGGTAAAGAAGCCAAAGGCATGAGGTTCAAACCCAGGCTGATCGTATACCTTGACTATACGCTGCCATTCTTCAAAGCTACCCTTTGGCTTTAAATAGTCGGCTAATGAGCCAGTGGCTACTGAAGGTGGGCTATATGCTACCTTTTCTGCTGAAACTTCTTGCTCACCGATAATAAACTTTTGATCCTTGTCGGCCCAACCAAACTGATCTCTCATAACTTCTAACTCCATTGAATGTTGTAGGTTTTTTGCTGAAGCAATCATGTACCCCATAATTGCATCCATTTGTTTCTTGGCGGCTATGACTCCAAAGTAGCCTAGCTTATCCCGTAGCTTTTCTGACGTCATTGCGTCTGTAGCCGACATGGCAAACTCTTTCATGCCATCTTTTGGTAGGTGCAGTCTTATCCAAACTGACTCGCCTTTGGCAGGATCGTGCAGGCGTTTGACAATATACAGGTCATGCTCGTATATATTTATTGCGTCACTACCCCCATCGTCATCCCTAATCTCAATATAAACGCCGCCGTTCTTCCCCCTAAAATACGGAAATGGGTATTGTGGTATATCGAAAACTTCCTCTTGACCAGTCTCCGTCGTTTCCACGATGACGTTGTCTTCTGCAGCAGCGATTTCAGATCCGAGCTGCACCGGCGACGATATCTTACCCTTGTGTTGGCAGCCTTCACAGCCTTGAGGGTTAAGTTTCTCGAATGTTTGACATGTGTACGGCCCCTTCGTCTGATTAGCCTTACGCTCCGTGTTCTCCGGCGAGTACTCAGGGTGTGCCTCGGATATTTTATGGATGGCTTCATCTCTATCTACGCAGACCGCCGCTACCGACAAGCCTGCTCTCCATAGTGGTTCTTCAATTGTGTCTTGGTTTATTGCAATATTCTCAAGCTGAGCACATCCTTGCCCATTCATGGTCTTAATCATGATGGTTTTGAATCGGCTTTGCTTGTTACCCAACAGGGCTAACGCAGATTCGCTGTACTGCCGAGGCATCCAGTCAGGTGCAACTAAAACGCCTATGGTTTGTTTAATGTAACCATAGTCAATCTCAGGTTGTAACGCTAGTATGTTTACGTCTAGTGGTGGGTCTTCTTTAAAATTAAGTGTTTCTGATACACGTAAAATAGATGCGTTATCTGCGGTCCTGGATGGATCAGCATCAAAGCCGTGCTCTTCACAAAGCGCTTTAAGTCGCTCTGCTACTGGGCGCCACTCGGCTCTGCCGATTACTTCTTTAAGTCTCCAATACGCATGTATGCCCCGCCCCGAGTTAACCACGGATGGCAACGGCATATTAATCTTTTTGCAGAACTGCTTAAGCGCATCTAAACCAATTGCTTGGTCTACGTATGGCTTGCCTTCTCCGCAGTCAATATCTACCCAAAACGCTTTGATGATGTCGCCGTTAGGCTGAACCCGTCCCTCTTTGGGGTCTTTATATTTAGCACATGCAAAATACACATTGCATTTGTCTTGTAATAGCACATCAATTTGTGCTTCTGCCTCCACGAGAGTTGCGTGGAATGTTTGCACTGGTGGTTTTGACCCGTCCTGCCGTAAACCGACAATACAGTAATGCCCCTCTCCTTCGGGTGCTAGTACTGCGGTCAATAGATCTGTTGTTGCCATAGTTCCTCAACACCGAAAAAATAAGGACAGCAAGGGATTCGGCAATATCCCGATTCGCTCCGTCGAGCTAGCTGTCCCCGTAGACGTTAACTGCTTAGTATCTTCTCTATTAGTTCAATCTTGTCTTTGCGTGGAGTACCACCACCCGTAAACCATGTGTACATAGTCATACGGGAGACGCCAAATTTCTTAGCAATCTGTGATACTGGTATACCCTTTGCGATGCAATGTTTGCCAAGGCGAACCCCCGGGTGCCGAGGGTTGCCAGCTTTTATTGCTTCAACAAGACGGAGACTATAACCTCTTAGACTCATGCTTCTTCGTCAGTGGACCATCCGCTCATCACGGCTTTCAAGTCTCGTTTAGCAGTCGGCTCAGCCTTTTTCTCTTCACGCTTCTTAGGTTCAGGGATCGACTCTGCTTCAACTTCAACTTTGGCTACCTCTGCCTTTGCTGTTGGTGCAGCTAGCTTAGGTTTAATACCGTCTGCTTGTGCAATTGTCATAGTAACTGCGCTCTTAGCAGCTTGAGTTTCACCAAGTTTCTTGGCTTGCTCCCATTCATGGCGCTCTAAGAATCGCACCGGTTTGAAGAACAACTTACCAACTGTTGAGTCTTCATCAAAGCGCATCTCAGTAACCAAGCTATTTAAGTTGTAGCCTTGTGAGCCAACGTACTTAGCGTATTGGTTAAATGGCATGTGCTCTAAATCGCCAGGATCTTTCATGTCATAAAAAATAGACTTGGATTGCAATGTCATTTGATAAACATCGCCATCTAAATCAGACGCCAAAGCTACTGCAATACGGCGGTTCTTACGGCATGCTTTGGTATTACCCTGACCTGACCCATTAATATCTTGTGGGCAGTTAGCGCATGCTGATGATTGAGGTGATTTGATAGATGCATCAGGCTTCTCACCATCGTTAGACCAGCAATCAGGTGGTGCAGCATCGGCTTTTGGATCCCATGCTTTTGCATAGAAAGTCCTTGAGATATGCTTGGAAGCGTTAACAATAACAACTTCTAGCTTGCCGGTGTTGGTCTTGGATACTTCTGTACCATCCACTTTAAGCACAAACTTGTTATTACCAAGCGCAATGCGTTTAACTTGTGAACCACCGCCACCTGATAGGGCTTTGGTTACATCATCAAGTTCGACTTCCTTAAGATAGTCGGGCAGTTGGTTATTAAATAAGGCGACGTTACTCATTTGCTTCTCCTAACAGTAATAGCGTATGTGCGATCCACATTTAAACCGGCGGGATGCAAGTCCGGATTCTCTTCCAAAAACTGCTTCATATTGGTTTGATGAATTCTTTTCTCAAGCAGATCAGGAGCTTCATGCTCATGCAAAAACTTATAAAAGTTCTCCCAATCGTTTGTCCAAAATCTGCTCTTAACCGACCGCATAGCAAGACCATGCTTAGTCTTAATGCTATCGGCATTGGTTGCTTTGCAGACTTCTAGTATTTCTTGTTCTATAAGAGATAACTGTTCGTTGAGATCAGCTTCTTTCTCTTCTAGTTCACGACGTAATTGGTCACGGGCGTCACGTATTTTAATATAGATCTTGACCAGTTTGTCCATATCGGCGACGGGTTGTACTACCGCTTCGGCATCGTTCATTTTAGTTTCCTTGTAAATATCGGGTCTAAGCCCGTTAATTAATACTACAACTACTACTTTACTATGTCAACTCTTTATTGTCAACTTCTTGTCGGTACAAATCAATTATTTTTGTATGTACATCAAGTTTATTTTGCAGCATATGATACAACTTAGTCTCTACGGGACTACCCTTAATATGCACAATAGTCATTGCATTCTTTTGTCCCTGCCTATCAATACGTGCATTTGCCTGCAAGTATGTCTCTATAGATGTTACTGGTGCATACCAAATGATAGTATCTGCAGCAGTTAGTGTGACTCCGTGTGCAGCAGCCTGCGGTTGTATGAGAAGTACTTTAGGATCGACTTGCTCTTGAAACCTTTTAAATATCTCGGTTCGCTTACTTACTGGAACCTGCCCATTGATAACCTCGCAGGTAATACCCGCCCCTCTCAAATGTGTCTTGAGTAATTCTATTGTATGCGTGAACGGAACAAAGACAAGAACCTTGTGGCTGGCTTCTTCAATTACTTCTTCAATAACACGTAGGCGATTACTAACGTCGAATTCAACAACAGCACCAGTATCAGAATAAACGGCACCCCCTGATATTTGTAGGAGCTTATTGATCTTAACTGCTGCATTGACGGCGCTAACTTCTTCGCCATCCGCTGCCATAAGGTATTCGTCTCTGAGCGTTTTGTAGTATTTCGTCTGTTGCGCAGTAAGGGGGGCGTCCCGAAAAACATGTGTAACCTCCGGTAGGTCTAAGCAATCTTCTTTCTTAAATCGAATTGCTGGTTGCAGTGCATCAAATACAGTTGTACTTGCGTCAGGTTTTGGTAGCCATTTAAACTTGGTAATCTGTACCATGGTCTGATCACGGAAAGCACTAAAGAATCTAGGCACATTATCAGGTACAAGCATCTTTGCTAAACCAAATGCATCAGTAGGAGTCTGTGCTGCTGGTGTACCAGTCATCATCCATATCCATGTGCGTGGGGTTATGATGTGATTAAGCGTCTTCCAGCGTTTAGTAGTAATAGTCTTGTAAGCATTTGCTTCGTCAATAATTACTAAGTCAAAGTTTTGTTTTGCAATGGTGTCGGCTACGATGTCTACGCCGTCATAGTTGATGATTACAAACTGAGCGTCACTTTCAATCACTGCTTTTCTTTTATCTCTGTCGCCATAAGCAACACCAACCTTGCGATGCATAGCAAACTTAAACAGATCTGCCTGCCATGCAGATTGCATAATAGATAAGGGGCAAATAATTAATACTTTGTAGACTTTCTTTTGTTCTATTAAATAGTCTGCAGCCCATATAGCCGAAGCTGTTTTGCCTGTGCCCTGCTCGTTAAAACAAAATGCACGTTTGTTAAGTGTTAAAAAATTAGCCGTTTCTTTTTGGTGATCCATGGGTTTATAAAGCCCAGGCCACTTGTAGTCTCTTTGGATGGGGGATGGTACGTTTTTAATCTTAAGCTTTGATAGGGCTTGTGCTTCGTCTAAACCCCACCGAACAGCAACCTTATGTAGGTCGCCGTTGGTTTCAATCACTTCGCTTTTGGGGATGCATTCAGTTACAAGATTAGGACGTCTTGTAGTAATTACTATGGCTTTGTTATTTACTATTTCCATTTTTGGGTTTGTTCTTTTTTACTGAGTGATCTGAGTTTCGGCTAAACGATCTATTGCTCTCCGCATCTTTAACCGCAAGATTACTACGTACCGTTTTTCCGCCTTTTGAGAGAGGAGTTTTGTGGTCAACATCTTTCCCATCGCCTTTGTGGACAAGCCCAGCCTGCTCCATAATTCGACGAGCTTTGTTACGTTGCGCCCGTTTCTTCTTAACCGCTGGCGTACCATCATACTGTTCATATTCCTTTTTGTAAGGGCGGGGTTTGTTCACATATGGCATATCGTTGCTCCTCTTTACGGTAAAAATACACGGCGCCATCGCCTAATACTATGTATTTTGGCATGTTTTTAGGGTCTGTTCCAGTCAATAATTTAAGGGTTTCGTCCATGTCATCAGGTATGTCTACCCAGCCAGCAAAAGGGATTGGCTCAATCATTTCATTTCCCCCATCAGTTGGTCAAAGGTTAACTCGTTCTTGTCGGCTTCAAACTCTACGCTCATCATGTACCGTGATTCGGAGAAGTTAATAACCATGTGTGGTACTTGATTGTTAAACAGATAATAACTGCCAAGGCGGTATTTAAGTTCTACAAAACCGTGGGTTGCCTCTGTCTCACCTACTGAAAATAAGCAGTTACTCTTCGCATTGTTAAGTAGCATGTTTACAGCCACTCCTCGCCTAGTATCTATGTGCCAGTCGTAGGTTGTGTACGGGTCAAGTCTAATGATACCAACTGCTAGCTTGTGCTTCATACCAAGCGTATACAGTACTGGGTCTTCAAAAGCTAAATCAAATGGTACTTGAACAGCATGAAAGTTATAGTAAGGCTTCCACTCGCCCGTAGTCGTAGCAAAGTTAAATAGCTTATCGGCTATGACCGACCGCACTGGAAGCTCATAAAAAGGTAACGATACATAACTAGCACCGCTATCTACAATATGTGGGGGCGATGCGTTCATTTTTGAATCCTCTCCCATAACTCAGACATTGATATTCCTTTAATCTCTCTCCAACCAATGTGTATACAGGCATACATAATGAACAGGAAGAACGCAAAGACCACCGCAAAGATCAGCACCGCACAAGTAGCCACGAACAAAGCGAACATGTTAAGTATCGTGACAATCATTTCTTTTTCCTGACAACTTTCTTAACAGGTGTTTTAGTTAGTTTTGTAACATTTTCTTTGCTAATATATTTTTTAGATTGCTTGACTATCTCTTTAACAATATCAATAAAGCCATGGGCAATAAGCATTTCTCTTGCTTCTGCGTCGGCATCGACCATAATGATTGCAGAACCATCAGGTAATTCTTTTACTAATTTACATTTAACTTTCATATTAACGCTTCTCCTAAGTTAGATAAATCAATCTTCTTCTTCTCGCAACGTAATCGTTTGTACGTCCACCCAGCTCTCCCACTGACGATTTGGTTTGCTTCTTCTTTTCTTGAGACCTTGCGCATTAGCTCTTGGTTCTCGTCGTAAATTAGGTACATATTCAAACTTGTCATCTCCAAACTTTGGTACATAATATTTTGGTTTTGGTAATAGGCTCAGGGCTTCGTTCAATACTTCAATTACCTGCAAACGCCGTCGCATATCACTTTCTTCTCCTTGATTTGACTGCAACAATCCCTACTTCAGGTTCTTGTTTATCTTTTGCTTCTATCATCCCATCAGCAATTTCCCACGCTTCTTTAAAATCCCAAACGCTACCCCTAGAAATTAGCCCAAGCATGGCAAACCCTGCGAACATGATGCGCATGTGTTCTTTGTCTTGCTCGTTCATTTGTAGTGTCCTCTTCCATTGTGTTCACAATCTTTTACTGGGCAAAACTTTCTGCAAGTGAAGTTCGGCTTTGCGTTCCATACGTTGTTGTCATATGCCGCAGTGAGTTTGTCTGTCTGTTGAATCCATGTTAGCCACTTCTCAGGCGCATCATGTTTTATGTAGTGGGCTTTTACAAAGTCTTCGCAGACTAAAAAGGCAAGCCCTGCTTTGACCCGCTCAACCAATGGGAAGTGCTTGAACACAGCAAGTGCCATTAGTTCTAACTGTTTAGTATCTGCATACTGCGCAGATTTACCTGTCTTGTAGTCAACAATGTGCGCTAAGTCGTCTTGAATAATAAGTAAGTCGGCTACACCTCTGAACCAAACGTTCTTATCAAAGAATCCACATGGCTCTAAATCCTCAGTCAAACCCATTTTGTATTCACATAACTTTTTGCCCGGGATTTCTTTAAGTACATCCAATACTGGAGCAATAAATAAGAACTTTTCTGGTATTGGCTCACCATCTCTGATGTATTTTTCAGCGGCTTCATGCACCATCTTGCCGTAGGTCAGGTGTTCAGTCTCAGGTTCGACAACATCCTTAACCACCCGCAAGTGATAATATTTTTTAGGGCATTGATCAAACAGACCAATAGAAGAGTAAGACCAAGTAAAGTCAGGCATTATTTAACTGTTGTCCATCTATTATTACGATTAAGAGTTTTCTCTAAATTATCCGACCAAGTTTTTTGCGTTGCTTTTTTATCTGCTGCTCTTGCTGCACTTCTAGCTTCATGGTAATACTTCTTTGACCTTGATCCTTTTGATGTTACTGAATCAGTGTTACTGTTAGCTAACCAATCTAATAACTCTATGTGTCGTTCTTTAGGTAGGGCAAATAATTTAGCACTTAGTATGGGCATATAATCTGCTACCCAAACACGAACACCTTGTCCTTTACGACCATAGCAATTCTTTGTGCGCTTCAATCCTAGCCTATCAGGATATGCAACAAACTCTGCATAGCACCAATCGTTTAATTTTTGGCAGTCACTAAAGTCTTGACAGCATTTAATAATCATGGCATACCA